GCATCACAGTAGTCGTTGACAACGCAGAACAGAACGAACCGATTGAGGAGTACAGAGGATACGGTTGGCAATGAGCAGCGCGATACCGAAGCTTGAAGACTTTACAGCCGAAGCGGTTGTCGCATTCTACCGCGACTTCGTAGACACTGGGCACTTCATAGGGTGCGAGGAAGGCGATGCCATTGCAGCAGGTAGGCACAACTGTTCAAGCTGTGGACTCTACTGTGGCTGCGACTACAAAGACGAAGGCTACAAGAACGACTTCCTGTCAGCTGTTGCCCAGGCGTACAGCGAAGCGAAAGTCGAAGGCGGGTTGGGGTTGCTCATGCGTCGTGTCGGCGACGCGGCACTATCGTTTCGTGAATTGGGGAGGCTAGCGAATTGAACAGACGAGACTTCATGAAAGTGTTGGGAATTGGTGCTGTCGCAACTACTGTTCCAGTTGGCGCTGTAACACCAGCCGCGCCAACAGTGGCGGAGTTCTACCTTGAAAACAACGTGCATCCAATGAAAACGCTTGGCGAACTTGGCAGTCGCTTTGTGCAGACAGGTTGGATCGAATACACTGGGCACATCGTTGTGGACATGAGCATTGCCGCGCGTACCAAGAAACAGCTGGAGGCGGATGGCTGGATTATCAGCAGCGAGGTTGCAGCTGTCAACGAAGAAGTGGTGACCGCCACGTTGGACATCATTACCATGGACGCTGAAGTGTGGCGCAAATACGCCGAAGGGGAGATAAGGGTATGAGCACAGAAGAGGAAGAGAACGCCGAAATCATATGGGATGCAGCCAATGCCTCCACACCTCCGCGCACACTTGCCCAGGCAACAGCACGCGCGACCGAACTCGGCGCTGGCTACATGCGTCCGCCAGGCGTTAGCGATGCAACCTGGATTGTCATTGTCTACGAATGGGTTTGCAACGAAGTACGCGACGGCATTGGTGGCGCCAACAGGTGCGGCGACTACGGGGAGATGCGCAAGATCATCGTAGACCTAATGGAGAACAAATGATGCACGTTATGATCGCCGAAATCGATCACGGCGAATGTGTGCTATGCGACACCCTTATACCCGAAGGCAGTGCGTTCATAACTGGGAACAGGTGGTTCGAGACCGATGTGTGCCTACAATGTGCAGCCGCCATCAGCCGCATCGTACTCAGTGGAACGGACTCAACTTCCGAAGCCAACCCTGTTCCTTCTCAACGAATACTGTGTCTGCGTGAGTTGCTGCAACAGTGTCGCGCACTGCTAGCTCCAGGTGAATCTCAATCAGGTCGCGCTGCACCACCTGAATCGTATCGGCAATTGCCTCCTGAGTAGTGGCAACATCTGTCACCACTTGCTGCACAGCTGCCACCTTACCAGCGAGCCGGCGATTACGCTCGTCGGCGCCTACCTCTGCCGCCAAACTTAGACCCTCCATGTCCTGCTTCAATATGGCGATTTCCCGTCGTCCGTTTTCTACTGACTCTTGGATAGGTGCAAGCTTCGCATCCAGCAGGTTACTTTGACCATCTAGCTGGATGCCAACGTTCTCCGCAATCGTCGCTTGGTTCTGCGCCACCTGGGCAACTTTCGAGTCCAACTTTGTCGTCGCCATGTAGATACCAACGCTCGCCGCTATGATCGTGCCCAACGTCGGGCCATGCTGCGCCATCCACTTCAACATAGTTTTCAACCTCCCGCTGCCAACCTAGCACATTCTCGTGTCGGCAGGCGCTGGAACGAGAGTTGGTGTTCCAAACCGACAATTAGAAATGTTATCTCGTGCGCGTAAGTTGAGCCCAGGTGCAGGTTTGATCCTGTTGTGCGAATGGAACGAGTAACTACCCTATATTGAATATAGTAGAAAGTATATATACGTATTACGATGAGACTTCTACGTATGAGGGTCTACTATAGGTACTCGTTCCAGTGGGTTGATTCCGCTAACACGACTATTGCCTGGGCTTTACGCACAATTGCTGGTCCTGTTGACCTCGTTTTACACTCGTGCAGTCCCTCTGCACTCGGTTTTTCGTCGCCGGCGTCGGCGTCAATTTCACGCGCGCGAGCAGACTGCACTTGCAGGGTTCTACGTCTGTGTTGTATACCGACAACGGAGGGCAAGTTATGGAACCAAGGAAGCCAGGTGGACAGCTGCGTTTTGACGCCAAGATGAAGAAGGCGTTTCTGCGAATGTATGAAGCGACTGGTCGCATTTCCGAATCGGCGCACAACCTGGGCTTCACCCACAACACCATCGGCGCACATCGCAAAGAGGACGAGGAATTTGACGCAGCAGTGCGCGCCGCATACGCTAGGTTCCAAGACCTGCTGGAGAAGGAAGCATACGATCGCGCTGTTGAGGGCTGGAAAGAGCCAGTGTACTTCCAAGGCAAGGTCGTCGGCCACGTCCTCAAAAAGAGCGACAACATTCTGCAGTCCATGTTGAAGCGGCACATCCCAGCATACAAGGAAAAGATTCAGGCCGATGTGAACATCACTGGTGGAGTGCTGGTGGTGCCAGGTGTAGCAAAGACAGGCGAAGAGTGGGAACAGCAGTTCCGCGATGATGCGCCAAAGGAAGGTGACGATAGTGGCAACGATAGCGGCGACGCGCCAGTATAGGGACCGACAGTTGTGGGTTGCTGAGTTTCTGGCAGTTGACATGACGCAGGATTGGGACACCGAGCCGCTGAACATTGTCGGCGATTTCGTTGCAATCAACGCGCGGCAGGTAACGGCAATCAGTGGCGGAGCGGCAGGTACGGGATTGCAGCCGCAAGTCAACACGGTATGGACCGAAGGTGTTGCGGCAAGTTGGCTCGCAGCTGACGATCATGTTACGGCCGACAGTACAGCCGGAGCAGTGGAAGCGTTTCCCATTGCCACACCAAGCGGCAACGACTTGTATCACATGCTGTTCCTCAACCAACTTTCCCCATCGGCATCTCGCATCCTATACAACCAGTTCCGTCTAACCTGGGCATTCGGTAGCCGAACGGCAGGCGTCTACGATTTCCACATTATCCACAAGCCGTTCGAACGCTAGGAGCACCCGATGGGTGAGGCTGCTGTAAGGTGGGACGAAACAAAGGCTGGCCTCGTTCCTACGTTGGTACGTGGCAAGCTGGAAGAGACAGCAGCGTGGGCGCCGCAACCTGGCAGTCAAGTCGCGTGGCTAGCGTGTCCAGTCACCGAAGCACTGTACGAAGGCAACCGTGGTCCCGGTAAAACGGACGCCATTCTAATCGACTACTTGCAACACGTCAACCAAGGTTTCAAAGAGGAATGGCGAGGCATCCTGTTTCGCCGTACCTATAAGGAACTGGAGGATTTGATTGGCAAGGCGTTGAAGTGGTTTCCGCGCGTGTTTCCACAAGCACAGTACAACAGCAGCAGCCACACATGGAAGTTCCCAGAGGGCGAGTCGTTGAAGTTTCGCCACTTCGAACGTGACGTCGACTACAATCACTATCATGGTCACGCATATCCTTGGATTGGTTGGGAAGAACTTACCAACTGGCCAAGCGACAAACCGTATCGCAGCATGTTCAGCTGTAGCAGAAGTCCTGTGCCTGGGATCCCGATCAAGGTCCGTAGCACTGCGAACCCGTATGGCGTTGGTCATAACTGGGTGAAGGCGCGATGGAAGTTGCCCATCGGCGGCAATCATGTGATTGGGAATATCATCCATGGTGCTACCAACCCGGATGGTTCCAAGCAACCGGATCGCGTTGCTGTGCATGGTAGGCTCGCAGAAAACCGCATTCTTCTACATGCCGACCCACAGTACATCGCTCGCATTCGCGAAGCAGCGCGCAATCCACAGGAACTGAAAGCTTGGTTGCATGGCGATTGGAACATTGTCGCCGGCGGAATGTTCGATGATGTGTGGGACGACAACGTGCACATCATACCCAACATTCCGTTCGACAACATTCCAACGGGTTGGTATATGGATCGCAGCTACGACCATGGCCAGTCCGCACCATTCAGTGTCGGCTGGTGGGTGGAAAGTAACGGCGAACCACTGCTGCATGGTGGCAAGGAATACGGAACCAAGCGTGGCGACGTGTTTCGCATTGCCGAGTGGTATGGCGTGCGATTCGATAGCAAGGGTGAAGTACTACCGAACGAGGGACTGAACCTGCTAGCTACCGAGATAGCGCAAGGCATTGTTGACAGGGAAGAACGTTGGGGCATTCGTGGTCGTGTGCAGCCAGGACCAGCCGACACGCAAATCTACAACACGGATAGCAGTGGCGGCAAGAGTGTTGCTGATGACATGGCGAAACACGGAGTCGTGTGGACGCGCGCCGATAAGGGACCGGGAAGTCGTATCCAGGGTTGGCAACAGGTGCGCAAGTATCTCAAGCATGGGAAGAACCCCATGCGCGAAGAGCCAGGCATTTTCTTCTTTGAACGTTGCGATCAGACTGTTCGCACGGTACCAGTACTTCCGCGCGACGACAAAATCTTGGACGATGTGAATAGTGCAGCCGAGGACCACATTGGTGACGAGATGCGCTATCGCCTACGCAAGAAGCGTCGCACGGTTGAAATAGGAGCTCCAAGGTTGGTGGCAGTTGGCTAGCATACGCGGAATCTTCGGTAGGGTCCCCAAGGCATCGCCGAACAAGAGTGCAGGTGCCAGTGGAACCGCCATCTATGGTGGCTACGTACAGAGCATTGAAAAGGAACCGTCGCTGGTAGGCGAAAAGCGTTACGAGACGTTTGCCGACATACTGCTCAACGTGGATATCGTTGCAGCAGGTGTTCGGTACTTCCTAAATCTTGTCGGCGCCGCAACGTGGAAGGTGCAGCCAGTTGACGAGAAGGATGGTGAAGCGGTAAGGCTTGCCGAGCTGACGGAAAACATTATGCACGA